AAAGTCTGTTACTTCTTTAGTTACTTCTTTATTAGGCATATCAAAGTCCTTCTGCCATAAATACTTTTACCCACTCGGCACAGATGTCACTACGAACAATGTCATCTACACCAAACTCTACAACAGGGACAGGCAGCATATGTTTCTTTGCTAGGTGTATGGCTTTAGATAAACCGTCACCCTCTTTTAGATCAGACTGCTGCGCGTCACCATTGAGGACAATTTTACTACCTTCACCTACGCGAGTCAACAGCATCTTCAACTCATGAATAGTTATGTTTTGTGTTTCGTCTACGATGATGAAAGAATTGTCAAAGCTACGCCCACGCATTAACGCAAGCGGAGCCATTTCTATGTTGCCATTCTTGATAGCGGTATCAACCGTACCCTTACCAAGATGCTTCTGTAGTACGTCAAGCACAGGCAAGGCCCAAGGATAAGTCTTTTCCTCAAGCGTCCCCGGCAAGAAACCTATGTCTTTACCAACAGCCACGTGTGGTCTGGTAATTATAATTCTGTCGATCTCTTTGAGCGTATACAAGTCTGCTGCGTATGTCGCTGTGACGTAGGTTTTGCCTGTACCTGCAGGACCAAGAATGAATATCTGATTGCTAGTCTTTAAGCTATCAAGTAACTCTTTCTGTTTGTCGTTTACAGGTACAAGACCAGACACCTGTTTAGCTGCTGCGTTCTTGTAGTTTGTTTTACGCCGTGTTCGAGTAGGTTTCTTCGGGAAATCTGTTACGTTCATTTGTTGCCTTTTAGATAGTCAATAGCTTGCTCTAGTCCTTCGACAGTATCACCAAGTCTACCTATACCTACGTTGCAATCATTACAAACCCAACCCCTAAACTCACCAGTTTCATGATCATGGTCAATGACTAAAGAGTTTATACCTTTTGTTTCTGTAACAATCTTACCACAGCAATCACACGAACTAGTGCGCTTGTGCGCATTTTGTTTACGTAACAGGCTTGTGATTTTACTGTTATCGTTAGTACAACTTTTACAGACATAATGCAGGTACACTACCTCACCACCCTTTTTAGTAAGAATCCTATTCTTTACATAAAAGTTATCTGTGTTGTGTTCCAACTCCTCACCACAGCATTTACATGCCACGATAGAATCACTGTTGTTACGGATTGTTGGTTCTTTAAACAGGTCTAACTGCATTATACCCCTTTCGGTACTTCTGTACAATACGATACTACGTAAGCGTTTTCATTAGGTCTAGTAGCCATATGTTTTTCATAGGACACGTATGCATCTGACCAACATCGCTCCTCATCAGTATATGGAAACGACTCAGCGTAAGAAAACATTAGTGGCCCATCAATCAATACGACTACTAGAACCCACATTAGTCTACGCTCTCTTGGCCTAGTTTCTCTTCTATGTATTCAACACCTTGTTGAACTTTTGGTTCTGCATAGCCGTATGCTTTACTGCCAACATCAGCAGCAATATTTAAACCCGCAACGACAAACATAAAAGTTGCAATAAATTCGATCATGATAAATACTCCTTTAGATCGGTATAGCCGCCGATATGAGTTCCGTTATCGTTAAACACCTGCGGCACGGTAGTTATACTGGAACGCTTCAACAAAGACAACAACCACTTACTGCTGTCCGATTGAATATTATACTCTACGTATTGAATACCTTTACCTTTCATTAGGGTTTTGGCATCATCGCAGAAGTTACATTGATCACGTGTGATTATCACGTACATCTTTTCTCCATTTTAACTCAGATAAGAGTTTTCTCTGTTCGTAATCAGACATTACTATCCAATCACGTATTTCGTCAATAGTTCTTTTGCACCCCACGCACTCACCGTTTTCTATGCGGCATACGAGTACGCAGGGTGACTGTTGGCTACCTACACTAGGTCTACGATTTCGCATGAGTCACCAGAGCAAGCCATAGTCTGCATAGACACAGTGTTGTCCTCTTGCTCATACTCTGAAAGCTTTGTCCAGTCAATAGACTTTGGCATAAGTTTAAGTAGACGCTGATACTCACCTTTTTCACAGTCCTGATATGGTGCTTGCTGATATGTATGATCAGAGTGAGGCAAGAACGATACACCAGACATCTCATCAAAGTGTTTGTACACAAATGCACCCACCTCTAGCCACTCATCATCTCGTACAGAGATAGTCACCGATGGTTTATGCTCACACCAATGACGCTGATACGTTAGCCATGTCTCTAACTGTTCGATAGCAGTCATGTCGTTACGTGTCACAGCACCTGCAGGTGATCTCTGAGGGAAGCTGAATACAGTAGTAGTATCACCCTTAAAGACACAAGGCTCTGATGGGATACCTTGATCCTTCATAAACTGTGTTAATGGGTCTTTGTTATCGCCACGGACAGTACGAATATAGTAGGGGCTATGACGAGCATGAATCCCAGAAGCAGAATCAACCAACTGTGAGACAGTACCTGACGGTTTAACGCACGTGATAGCAGCAGAGGCAGGGATGCCAAGGCGTTCAGCCCACTCAGTATTAGTAGCAACGGCAATGGATCGTAGATGCTCAAGGGTCTTCTCCAGTCCTTTATTCTTGGCAGTCATAAGAGGGTTGTCCATAATGCCTGTTAATGACACACCAAGTAGACGCTCTTCTTCAGTGTTCTTCTGCCATACTTTACGTAGGTATGGGAACTTGGTGAAGCTAGACTGAATAGTACCAAGAATAGTAGCCAACTTAACCTTACGTTCCAAGTCTTCAATATTGTCTGTAGCACGTACTACGCACTCTGTTAGGTTGCAAAACTGGTAGGGGCGCAAGATGATCTCAGAACATGGGTTTGTACCGAACTCATAGTTGCTATCACGTCTGCCAAACTTCTCAGCTTGCTTCTTGGATGCTTGACGGTTGAAGACACCACGCTCACCAGACTTTGACTCTACAAGAGCAGTCCACTCGCGCATGAATGTCTCTACGTCAGGCTTCTCAGTATAGCTTACAGAGTTATTAGCCAAGGCACGATGCGCTGCTGTTTCCCACCACTGTCCTGACTTGGCATGACGCATACGATCATCACTCAAGTTAGACAAAGAGATCATAGCAGAACGGCGTACCCCACCGACTACCACGATTTGCCCGATGAAACACATCAAGTCATGACATTCTAGTGACGATAGCTTACGTCCCTGTGCGCCTTTGAATGTGTTCACAGCAAAGTTGAATAGCTCTACTAGTGGCGCAGGGCCAGAGGCACGTCCACCAAACGTCTTTAGTCGCGCACCTGCAGGGCGTACTTTAGATACATCCCATTTAGGAATTTCACCTGCCCAAAGGAGTGCCAACACTTGACGGAAAGCTTTCGCCCAACCTTCCTTACTGTCCTTCACGATGATTGTGGTATCACTCTCGAAAAGCTCTGGTACTTCTGGCAGCTTGCTGATGAATTGACGCTCTACGCTGAACCCGACACCAGTACCGCACAAGAGGATGAACATAGCCTCATCAAAGCTCTTGGGATCATCGACAGGTAGGTAGCTACAGTTATAACCTGCTGTATTATCACGCTCCAGCGCAGGACCAGCAGTCATCATAGCTCTCATAGATGGCATGATCTCTAGGCTCAAGATAGCATCACGAATCTGGTTAATGTATGTGTCATCACCTGCTGCAGGACGTACAACGTTATCCATGTAACGCTCTACTGTTTCGTCCCAATTCTCACGCCCTTTACCATCAAAGTATTTGGCATAGCGTGACTTGTGAATGAATGACTGGTAGTCTGTTGGTAGTAAATTGCTCATCGGTTATCACCACTCCCACGTAGTTTGTTTCGTTTCTGTCTATCGTCTAGTTTCTGGATGTTAAGCTCTAGGATTTCCTGTAGCCCACGCCCATAGATGTTACCTAGTGCAGTAGCATAGAATACTACATCACCAAGCTCCTTCATGATTTCCTCATTAGTAAAGCGGCTGCTGTCACGAACAAGCTTCTTCATCTTCTCCGCTACTTCACCTGCCTCACCAACAAGACCAAGAGTGTTCTCATATAAACGCTCTTGTCCCTCTGTTAGGATTTTCTTCTCTACCCAACCAGAGTAAAAGTCTGCCCAATTAACAGGGTCAGCATCTGGAAACATATCATAGTATCCCATACTCTCTAAATCTTTTTCACTTATCATCGTTCTTTCACCATCAAGTTTTCTATTTCTACATCATCAACATCATACATAACATCTTTCAAAAGATCGTGTACATCTTCTTCATGATTGTCTTCATATGATGATAGAATGTTGTTGTCTTCATCTATTGTCATAAGAAATGTTACGCTAAACTTTCTCATTTATGCTTCTCTTTATAGTTATCTATAAGCCATTGCAAGTAGACTTGTGCTTTTTCTAGGTCTTCTAATCCATTCTTGTATTCGTGTCGCCATAAATACTTTAACACATTACCTGCCATGTATGCTGATGTCCCATCCATATTAGTTGTCATAGCACGTATAGCTTCGATGCACTCTATACCTGCTTGATTGTAATGTACTGGCTTGTTTACTGCATCACTCATGCATTTCCCTCAGTCTTTGTCCAAGCGTTTAGTCTAATGACATTGCCATCTGTTGTATAACCCTCTGCTTCCTCATGCTCCGCTAATGCTTCTGCATACTGGTCAGGGTATAACTCCTTTAGCATGTCGTGTTTGTATTCGTCAAGGTAATCCAGAATGTCTACATTATCTTGTACAAACGCTAGTGCTGCTGCCATAGTCAAAGCTGCGTCTACTGCTGCCTGACCTGCTACACCATTAACATCAGAACCAAAAGTAATACCTGTCTTTAGTTCCATTGTCCACTCACCATCTTCATCAAGTATAGGCTTAACTAGAACAGCTACTTCATCACTACCTAATTTATAACCCATCATACTCTCCGATCTACTTTTACACGTTGCTCTTTCATACGACTACCTTTTTCTTTTAGCCATTCTTCTGGTATCACACGATGCGCCCATTTAAAACCCTTTTGTTCGCACCAATCACAGTAACGTGATTTAGCACCTTTGTAGAGCTTTGCGTTTGCATTGCTGAATACGAAACGAATATCTAATGTAGGATGCTGTTTCGAAATTTCAACGTGTTTGCGTCTATCTGCTGAACTAAAGATGCCTTTTGTTTCGATTATGATACCGTTGTCTAGCTCAAAGTCTGGCGTGTAGGTTCGATACTTGAGGTCTTCCCACTCGATTTTAAGCTTCTCATACTCGACTTTATTTTGTCGTGTCTTGAGGAATGCAGCGGCCTCTTGTTCGAGGCCACTACGATATGTTTTACTCAGATGTCTGCGTTTCATCAGCTTCTTCTTTTGGTGTCTCTGCGATTTGCACAATCATACCACCTAGTTGATTGCAACGTGCATCAAGCACACGCATCAAGTAATCCATGCGCCCCATCTCTTCACGAGCTAGATTGATCTCAGTATACATCTTCATCTGATCTTCATTGAAGTCATCTGTGTAATAGTCTTTGTCATTGATAGTTAGTTTAGGCATTGCCATCTCCAATATAAACGTAATCTACTAAAGGGGGGTTTAGTGCCTTTGAGGGGCGACTAGGTTGAGTATTTAAGCCTGTATGACACTTATGCTTAAAGCTACAGAATTTACACTCTTGAGGCAGCACAAGGTTCCCTGTCTGCTTCTTATAGAATGTCTCTGGCTCTGGCTCAAAGCAACGCTCAAAGGGTGCATCACTTTCGATGTAGTCCACTAGTGCTTCTATCTTTCCAAGCTCTTCATCTACATCAACACCATCAGCAGGGACATACTTGAACTCTCCATTAGCTTTGTTGACTACCCACCAACCGCCGACATCTTTACCTGCGCCCTGTGCGTAACCTACAAGCTGTGCGATATAGCCAAATGCATCACCTGACTTGAGTGTTTCAAAGTTCTCAAACTTGTTACGGTATGACCAAGGTGATGCAGATTTTACATCATCAATCTTACCATCAAGTTCCATGTCATACTCACCATTGATCTCATGACCGTTGGAAAGCTTTAGTGTGCATTTGTCGTTGTCCTTAAACTCAACACCTGCTGCACGTAGCAAGCCTTTGAACACGGCTTCAACGATATCGCCAAGGATCATGTTCATTAGGAAATGTGGTGGCAGAGGTGTCTTGTCTTCTGGATCATTCTTCTCAAACCATAGCTGACATTTTGGCTTACCAATGTTTGACATACGTAGGCGAAAGTCATCACGTGGCCCACTATCAAACTGTTTGTACAAAGCCGCCTCAACGTCAGAGGCAACCTGTTGGGCTACCTCTTTTGACATTGTGGTTTCACCTGCCATAGCTCTTTGCAAGAATGTAAAGACTGCTAATTCAGCGGGATGGTTC